TGTCCCGGCAGCAGTGCAGTGACCTTCTTGCCAGCATCGAACACGACACTCTGGTGGGCCTTCGGGACTATCTGATGATCCAGCTGATGCTCACCAACGGCCTGCGCACCTGCGAGGTTGCCCGGATCAATGTCGGTGACTTTGCAACGGAGGACGGACGCAATGTCCTGCACATCCAGCGCAAGGGCCGAGTGGACAAGCATGATGTCGTCGCGGTGCCAGACGAGGTGATGAAGTCTCTGGAGGAGTATCTCACCGGAAGGTCTGACACGCTGGAGAATGACACTCCGTTGTTCATTAATCTTGTAAGGGGCCGGGAGCCACAGCGCATACTCAAACCCACAATCAGTTCCATTGTAAAGAGCAGGCTCCGGGCCATTGGCATTGACGATCCGAAGATATCGGCTCACTCCCTGCGGCACACCTGCGGTTCGCTGATGGTCGAGGAAGGAATGTCGGTGGAGATGATCCAAGACATGCTCGGCCACAATGATCCGTCAACGACGCAGATCTACATCGACATGGCCCGGCAGAAGAGACTCCTTGAGCACTCTCCTTCGGAGGCAATAGCGAAGATCATCTCGGCAAAATATGAGAAAAAGACAACTGATTGAAAGTCAGTCATATGATACAGTGATTAATACGACTGGCCGGATTTTGATAACGATTTAAGTGTCAAAGAGTCCGACACTCGAATTATCTACGCGAAAATCGGCCCGAAAACCGCGTAACTCTTTGATAAAATTTTCAAAAACACTCGAGCGGACACACAGATACTGTCGAGTGAATCCGACCGGGAGGGGGTTGAATTTTCTTCGGAGGTCGAGAATGTCAATCGGGCTTGTGGTTTTTTACACGCGCGTGCAAAATTGTAGGAATTGGAATATGGCAAAAGGCAGAAAAAAGATATCAGACGCATCGAAGCGTCTCCGGGGAACGGATCAACCATGCCGGATGGACGAGTCCCTTCCGGCCACCATTGCAACGGCAGTGGTCTCCCTTCCGAAGTCGGGACTCAAAGGAACGGCCAAGAAGATCTATGCTCTGGTCGGAACGGAGATGCTCTCCAAGGGACTCCTTGATGTGGTGAACATAGAGTTGCTCGTGGCCTATTGCCGGGAGATGGGACTCTACAAGGATATGATGCACGACCTTGAGCAGGAAGGGTTCACTGTGAAGGTGGAAACGAAGTCGGGTACTACGGTCACCCAGATAAACCCTAAGCGCAAGATTGCAGAGTCGGCTCTGTCCGCTGCCAAGACTCTCGCATCCGAGTTCGGTATCTCCCCGGCCAGCCGAGCGAGAGTGGCTGCTATGATTGCCGGGGTTCAGAAGAAGGATGACTTTGCGGATTATGAAACCATCGACGAGCAATGAGTGAGAAGAAGTATAAGGCCGAGCAGTATGCGGAGGATGTCCGCGATGGCCGCATCATCTGCTGCGAGCTGGTGCAGCTTGCCGTCAAGCGGTATTACAACGATCTGGCGATCGCTGTGGACAAGGGTTGGTATTTCGATAGGAAGGCGGCAGTCAAGGCCATCGGCTTCATCGAGAAACTCAAACACACCAAGGGAGAGTGGGCAGGGCAGCGGTTCCGGCTGGAGCCTTGGCAGCAGTTCATCATCTGGAACATCTACGGATGGATGAAGGCCGATGGCACCCGGAGGTTTCGCTATGCGTATGTGGAGATTGCGCGTAAGAACGGCAAGACCGCACTCTCTGCCGGGGTTGGACTTTACATGCTCTTCGCTGACGGAGAGGCCCGGCCAGAGGTGTATTCCGCTGCGACCGTCAAGGATCAAGCAAAGATCTGCTTCTCGGACGCGGTGGAGATTGTCAAGCACACCGATCTGAAGAACTATCTGGACACCTACCGGAACTCCATCGTCTATGAGATGAAAGGCGGCATGATGAAACCGCTGTCCTCCGACTACGGAACGCATGACGGTCTGAACCCCAGCTGCGGCATCATCGACGAGTTCCATGCCCACAAAGACTCCGGGATGTTCGATGTCATCAAGTCTGCGTTTGGCGCGAGGAAGCAGCCACTGATGTTCATCATCACCACAGCCGGGTTCAACAAGAACGGAGCCTGCTATTCATACCGGGAGAATGTCATCAAAATCCTCCGGGGTATCAATCAAGACGACAGCCTTTTCGGGATCATCTACACTCTCGACGACAAGGAGGAATGGGAGAACCCGAAGATGTGGATCAAGTGCAACCCGAACCTCGATGTGTCCGTATCCCCGGAGTATCTGGCGGATCAAGTGGCCGATGCGAAGAACCGTCCGGAGGCCGTCCGCAATGTAATGACGAAGAACATGAACCTCTGGGTGGATGCGGAGAAGACATGGATTCTGGACGAGGCTTGGATGAAGTGCTGCGGCACTACCCGGATCGAAGATCTGCGAGGCTGCAGGTGCTGGGGAGGGCTCGACCTTTCGAATGTGGCCGACATCACTGCGTATGTTCTCATCTTCCATGAGAACGACAAGTTCCAGCTCGTTCCGTTCTTCTGGATTCCGGAAGAGAAGATGCTGGAGAAGATCCGCAAGGAAAACATCAACTACGACTTGTGGGTGCAGGCCGGGTATGTAAAAAAGACAGCAGGCAATGTCCTCGACTACGAATTTGTCAAGGCGGACATCCTTGAGAGTGTCGAGATCTACGATCTGGAATCCTCCGCGTATGACCGTTGGAACTCATCCCAGACGATTATCGAGCTGCAGGACGAGGGTATGGAGTTCAATCCATTCGGGCAGGGTTACGGCTCCATGTCGGCACCGAGTAAGGAGTTTGAAAAGCTCGTGCTGTCCGGGAGGATTGAGCATTTCGGGAACCCGGTGCTGCGGTGGATGCTTGCAAGCACCGTCATCAAGACCGATCCTGCCGGGAACATCAAGCCGGATAAGGAGAAGTCCGTCCAGAAGATCGACGGCATTGTGGCGAGCATCATGGCCCTTGGCGAATGGATGACAAAGCAGGCCGAGGAGGATAACAATCCCTACAACGAGAGAGGAATGTTGAGGCTGGAATAGAGTATGCCGAAAAGAAAGATCACAGAGGCCCAGATGGTTATCCGGAAGCGGTACGAGGAGGAGCTGCGAGCAATCCAGCCTCTGACTCCTGCTGCCCGGAAACTGCTGTCCCATGAGGGGTTCTGTGATTATTTCAACGAAATCTGCATGCTCTATCCTTCGAAGTGGGAGGCCTACGAAACCCTCGAAGAAGTGCACGAGGAGGTGTTCGGCTTCCGGAAATACTCCGAATTCGACTCGTTCCGGTATGCGATGAAGGTGAGGAAACAGTAACCGGAAATCTCCATTGTGCCAAAAAATCAAAGGAGGCATAAGAAAAAAGTGCTTGAATTCCACTGAATTTAAGTATCTTTGAAAGATTTTATGCTTACCCGCTCGACATATAAAAGTGCGTTCTATCCTTCGGCTTGTCAGGGGGGCAAGCAACAGCTTTATAATCAGCAAATTAAAATTTGAAGATAGAGACATTTCCGCCTGCGTCCCATCCAAGAGGAGTGCGGGCGGAAGTCTTTTGTGTATAGCACCCTATAAGTAAGAAACAACAAAAAACGATAAAGAAATGACAAAAAAAGAACAGCAACAAGTCTATGTGTCGCCAGAGACGGTGACAATAGAAATCAAGGCTCAGGCAATCATCTGCCAGAGCGGAAACCAACGAATGGATTGGCAGGATCTGGGAGACGGAAGTTTCGAGGAACAATAATCCTACTTCAAAACACAACAAACATTCAGAGAAAACAAAAAAACAGAATAAAAATGAAAAAGACAGTAATTGCATCAGTGGCATTCGCAGCGGCATTGTTCGCTGTTTCCTGCCAGAAAGAAACCAACCCTGCACAGAATGTATCCGGTCCGATGACCATCAGTGCAGTATCCGAAGGACTCAACACTCCGACCAAGACGGAGATGATATTCAAATATGATGTAGCTTGGAGTGCTAACGACAAAATTTATGTCAAAGATGCATCAGGCAATCACGACACTTTCTCTCTTCAGGGAGGTGCCGGGACCACCAAGGGCACTTTCAAACAGGATGGCAAGACAACCTTCACCGGTGAGGTGCAGGCTTATTATCCCGCAACCATGCTTGATGGCGGCAGCCCTGTCTGGCCAGCATCCCAGACAAACGACCAGACTATCCCTATGTACTGCAAGAAGGCGCTCTCCGGCGCAGCTGAAGAGAGAATGGACTTCGCCAGCCTCGGTTCCGTGCTTCAGATAGTGTTCAACACCACTCAGGAGAACGTCACCCTCAAGTCCATCGAAATCAAGGACGGCAGTGCAACCCTGAGCGGAGCCTTCACCGTTGATACTGATGGCAAGGCAGTCATCACCGCAACCGACAAGGCGGGCATCACGCTCGACCTCGGTACGGGAGTTGCTCTCGGCAAAGCCGCGAATTATTTCAACATCGCCGTTCCTGCTGGAAACTACACAGACCTTACCCTTGTTTTCACCGCAACCGACGGAAAGAAATGTACGATGACAGGCGGCAAAGTCAATATCGCTTACAATGCTGTTGGCAGGCTTACCCTCATGGGAGAAAAGTTCAAGGCTGATGTTCCCGACGGTGCACTTTCTGGCAAGTTCAGCGTAAGCGATACCAAGAAGGTTTACTTCTCAAAGGGTAACCTTACATATAATGTTTCGACTACAACCTGGGCGTTCTATGAACATCAGTATGGCTGTGCAACAGGTTATGATTCTAATCTCATCAGCCTATTCACATGGGGTTATGGGACTTGGTCAACCAGCCCGGGTGGCACTGACTATAAAACAGGTAATTTCACCGATTGGGGTACAGCCATTGATGACAAGAGTACCTGGCGCACCCTCTCCAAAGATGAGTGGACTTATCTGTTCAACAACAGAACGATGACGAATGGAAAGGATCGCTACAGCAACGCTGTGAGCGGAGTCACTATCGAAAGTGCAACTTACAAGGGTGTATTCCTGTATCCGGACAATTACGACGGTGAAGTTGTCTCCGGCTCTATGTCTTGGGACGACATTAATGCAGCTGGAATAGTCTTCCTTCCCGCTGCGGGCGCCCGCAGTGGCTCCAATGTCAGCACTGTCGGCGATGTCGGCGACTATTGGTCCTCTACTGCGATCGGAAGCACGGGAGCGTACCTCGTGAGCTTCTATAGCGACGATGTCCGCCCTGGCCACTACGACTTCCGCTACTTCGGCTTCAGTGTGCGTCTCATTACAGAATCAAAATAATGAATCCACCTTGCCCAAGGCCGTATGTCCATAGGCAAGGTGACCAAATTAAAATCCTTGAAAGCCCTATACCGCGCACCGATGGCTGCGCGGTATTTTTTATTTTCCAAAACCGTATAAATTATTCCGAATAGAACGGTAGGCAGAGAGTAGTTTTGCACTGTTAGTTAGCCATAATAAAGTAGGCTCGCTACGGTGTAACAATGTCTTTGCTTTCGTCATTAACTTCGCTCTTTCGCGGTGAGAAGCGCATCAGTTCCTCCGAGTTTGAACACGCGGTGAACGAGGTGCTTCTTGCCAACACCGTAGCTGATTCTACAAGGAAGCATTACCCGACGGAGGAGGGTTCTCTTGCTATTTCAGCGGTGTGGGCCTGCGTCCGCATCCTCTCCGAGACCGTCGGGACGCTTCCTATTCATCTCTACCACAAGACAGCCTCTGGCCGGGAGCAGTGCTCCGGTCATCCTTGTGGTACGATCCTCCAAAAGCCAAATGACTATGCCAGCCGATCTGCACTCCTGCAGCATCTGATGATAGGCTGCACCCTCTGGGGTAACGGCTATGCTCGCATCCACCGGGACAAGGCTTTCCGTCCGGTGCGCTTACAGTTATTGCAGCCCTATGACTGCGAGCCGATACTAACGGTGGATGACGAGCTATTTTACAGACTCAGCACCGGGGAGTTTGTCCCGGCCTACGATATTATCCACCTCAAGGGCCTCTCGACGAACGGCTACAAGGGCAAGAGTCCCATTGCCGTTCATCGGGAGAACCTTGCATTGACGGAGTCTGCGCAGGAGTATGGAGAAAAGTTCTTCAATCAAGGCGGCAACATGTCCGGAGTGTTCAAGTACCCCGGAACGCTCAAGCAGGATGCATACAAGCGTCTGAAGAACGACCTCATCGCGCAGAGCACCGGGCTCCACAACGCGCACACACCTCTGCTACTGGAAGGCGGCATGACCTACGAGCGCATCAGCATCCCTCCGGAGGATGCGCAGTTCATCGCAACGCGCAAGTTCCAGAAAACGGAGATCGCGACGATCTACGGAGTGCCTCCGCACATGATCGCAGACCTCGAAAGGGCCACCAACAATAACATCGAGCATCAAGGTATGGAGTTCGTGCAGTACTGCCTGCTGCCGTATCTGGTGCGTCTGGAAGAAGAGTTCAACCGCAAGCTGCTCCGCGAGGACGAGTTCGGGGAGTATTACTTCCTCTTCGGACTGAACGGCCTGCTCCGGGGTGACGCGAAAACCCGGTCAGAATACTACAAGAACATGAACATCGTAGGTGCGCTCTCGGCCAATGAGATCCGCAGCCTTGAGGATATGAACTCCTATGACGGAGGTGACAAATACTTCGTCCAGATGAATATGCAGACGGTGGAGAACGCACTGACGGCTCCTCCGCAGGCAAAGAAACCAATCAGCAATGGATCAGACAAAACAGAAGATTAACGCACCCTCCGAAGTGGAGGTGCGGTGCATCCTCAGCGATCTGAAGATCGAGCAGAGGGGTGACGAGTCCGGACAGTCCGGCAGGACGATCTCCGGCTATGCCGCCAAGTTCGACAGCTGGAGCGAGCCGATATACGGCTGGTTCCGTGAGAAAATAGCGCAGGGTGCATTTGAGAAATGTGACATGTCCGACGCGATCATGTGCTTCAATCACGACATCAACGGCATCCTTGCCCGGACGGGTTCCGGGACGCTAACCCTCGCGGTCGACAAGGTGGGACTCCACTTCGAGTTCAATTCTCCGGCCACAACGCTGGGGAACGATATGGTGGAGCTGGTCTCCAGAGGCGATATCAGCAAGTGTTCCTTCAAGTTCATCGTCGAGACCGACGAGTGGCGTTATGCCGACGAGAAGAACGGCCTCGAATATGACGAGCGCACCATCAAGAGCATCTCAAAGCTCTACGATGTGTCGCTGGTGACCTACCCGGCCTACCCGGATACGGAAGCCGGGGTGCGCTCACTCCTTGAGCAGCGCAAGAAGGAGGCCCTCCAGCAGCAGGCTCCTTCTTCAGTGGATACAACGAGTCGTGACCGCATGGCCCGGATGCTCTCCCTTAAACGATAACTCACCAAATTTTCCCATAATATTATGTCAAAGAAACTCAAAGAATTAAAAGAGAAGAGAGCTGGTCTGTACACTCAGATCGACGCTCTCCGCAAAGAGACAGACGGCAGGGCACTCACCTCCGAGGAGCAAACCCGGTGGGACGCGCTCATTGCCGACTATGACAAGGCGGACAAGGCGGTCGAGGCCGAGGAGCGTTTCCTCGAAATCGAACGCAGGCAGGCCGAGGAAGCCTACCGCCAGAGAACGGAAGGTGGCCAGAGCCGCCAGAACCCTCTTGAGGATGCCGAGTACCGTCGTGCCTTCATCGACTACCTCGTTAACGGTGTGAACGGACTGAGTGCCGAGAGTCGTGCCGCCATCGAGAAGCGTTCACCGATCTCCGGCCTCTCTGCCGGGGTACTCATCCCGTCGGCCCTTGCCTCCAGCGTCGAGATTGCCCTCAAGAACTATGGCGGTCTTTTCGAGGCTGCGCAGATCATCACCACCAGCGCAGGCGGTGACCTCACCCTGCCGACCATCAACGACACCGCTGCCAAGGCAACGATCGTC